GCACTAACCCCAATATCAAGTTGCCTGCAGATTGGATGAAAACCTTGTTAGACAGCTTGAAGAAAACATTTAAAAGCTCAGCACTAATACATGCCAAAGCCAAACTACAATGGGAACATACTCACCCAGGAGCAGGCTGGACAGCACCTATGGCAATGGCTAATTTCATGCGAGAGTTGCATATTTACAACAATGGTACATTAAATTTGCCCTATCACGGAGAAGGTAGTAAAGTAGGTATTGAAGCTGGTAATTTCGTACCAGGCTTGTTTCCTGAGGAGAGCAAATAATGAGTCACTTTTTATATGGGCATAAAGATTTAACAGGAGTAGAGGATGTTTGGAAAGTAGGTATAGCAATGACTCCGTGGTCTGCGGTAAGATTGCGCCAGCGTCATTGCTGGAATACTGTCGGTCTTGATCATTTGTTTTTTGGACGTGCAAGACATATCAAACTATTAGAAAAACGTGTCAAGACACATTTTAAACACCGCTGCGGTTCTGAATTAGTTGGTAACTGCCGTACAGAATTATTTCAAGTATCTGAGATAGAATTGTTTAATTACATCCGCGAAGAAATTAAAAAAGATAATCTTCATGTACACGAAGTTGTGCTGTCAAAACCGTACACAGCATCATCTGCCGGGCAATGTCCATTTAATGTTCCCAGAGAAGATATAGCAGCCGAGTGGTGCGAAAATATGGTAGAGAAACATTGGGGCAAGGACCCTGAAAGAATTCAATTTGAAAGACTATTCACATGTTAAAAGAATCACTAGACACTTTTATTGCACCTGTGTACGGTAAGACTAAGCGTAGTCAAGAAACTTACCGTACAGTAGCAGAGTACTGCACTAACAACCTGACTCGGTTAGTGCAGGACTATGCTACCGTGGAAAATGATCAACAGATGTTGCGTGAAATACGCAACGACATTGACACTTACCTACGTCGCTATCATGAATACTGTATTGAACAACGTGATGGTATGAAAGCACACTATCACGAAGTTGGGGCAGACGATGAGTGTGATTTTGAGCATTTAATTCCAGCAAGTCGTATACGTGATTTGTTGCTGGCTAATCGTATCACCGTAGAACAAGCCCTTAACGCACCTACAGTAAGACTAAGTCGTGCTAAACATATGGCACTTAAAGATGCAGGTTGGGCTAGTAAGACTCCCAATATGTGGTTACCGTTCGAACGCTATACCAATGTGTTTACTGCTACTTACCAAACACACGACGGTACTGTAATTGATCCTGCTACCTGGACGTTGGAAAAGCATTACAACTATTTTAAACACTTGGTAATTTAATGTTAGAACAATACTACCAACAGTTATGCCAGGAGTGGGGGTACACACCTACAGCCAATGTATGCACAGGATACGAAAGTGTTGAGCCTCAATTGCGAGCATTAAGCAAGGAACGGTGGACTGCTGCAGATGACGCAGGCAAAGAAGCTATTCAACAAGAAGTGTTTGATATCTATCGTAGCATCAACATTGTGCCCATTACTTACTTTAACCTAGATGGCTGTAGACAAGAAATACGTGATGTTGCACACAAGAATAAAAGCGTAGTAGGCAAACAACTGGGTGTAGGCAACAACGATGGCTTACAGTTAGGACGCTTTTGGTTTCCTAATATGCAAGATGCCAAATGGAATGACAATGATACTGTAAGCATGAAAGCTCGTTTCAATCATGACAACAAGCTGAAACGTGCTATCAAGTTATGTTATGTACACAGAGATGAAGGTGCCGAAAGCGTTGTGCCACGCAACCTACGTCGTGCATTAGAGTTAGTCAACGGCGGTACTATACAAAACTTTAAACCAATGAATGCCCGTGCTGTTTGGGAATATATCTGTCCTACCATGTGGGGTAATGTTCTAGACTTTAGCTCGGGCTATGGCGGACGTATGCTAGGTGCAATGACTAGCCGCATGGCATATAATTACACAGGTATTGATCCTAATACTCGCACTTTTCAAGGTTTAGAAGCTCTAGGTACATTACTCAACGAACAAGGACAGGGCAAAGGTTTTAGTATGAATTGCATGCCAAGTGAGGAGTTTAATCCCGAGCCTGGGTTTTATGATGCGGCATTCTCTAGTCCACCCTACTTTAATCTAGAAACGTACACAGACGAACCTACTCAATGTATGAATCGCTATACCAACTTGGATCGATGGTTTGATGGTTATGTTGCGCCCACCCTTGAAATGATCTACCGAGGGCTTGCCAACGACAGTATCTATGCTGTAAATATTGCAGACTACAAAAATGGCAAGGAATCGTTTGCTATTGTTGACCGCTGGAAAGCCCTAAGCGAAAAAGTTGGATTTAAGTATGTGGAGCAGATAGATATGCTGTTAAACGTTCGCCCTGGGGTAGGCAATAATAAGCTGGAAAAAGCATACAAATCCGAAGGAATTTACTTGTTCCGCAAGCTGTAGAGCCCCATTCTGCTGTAAAATCTCTAATAAAATCAACGACTTACAACGCTTAAAATACCCCGTTTTAGGGGTGTTTTTTGGTTGACCCAAAATTCCATTAAATGTATAATGTATGTATAGTGATTAATAAGGAGCAGACAATGGAAGT